GGTTTCCAAAAAAATTTGCTCTTGTTGCATTTGCTTGTTGTTGAGCTTGTAATTTAGATTGTTCTGCTTCAAGGGCTGCACCTCTTTGTGCTGCTGCTTGCCTGAGCAGCATTTCACTAGCTCCCCGCATTTCTTGCTCTTTTGCTATTGCAGATTGTGCACCAAAATCAATGCCCGCTTCTTTTCCTGCTTGCATAGCTTCTCTTTGTGCAAGTCCAGCGTTAGACATTCCTCTTGCCGATGCTGCTGCAGAAAGTTGTTGTTTCGAAACATCCTGCATTGCTTTTTGAAATTGCATTTCTGAAACAGATGGAGATTTACCTGCACCGATATCACGAAATCTTTGCAATGCCTCTTTTTCTCCTAAAACTGCATCTCTGGTTAGACCAAATTGATTTAACCCACCAGTAGACGGAGAACCTAAACCAAGGGCACCTCCAACACCTTTTAATGCTTTTCCTACTGGATCACCTAACAATTTGTTTGCTGCATATCCTGCAACTATTGGCACCGCTACTCCACCCATATAATTTCCTTTGCTAAATTTAATTCTTTTTCATTAGCACTTATTATCTTAAAGCCTTTTGCAAATTGTACCAATAGTGCTTCGTGCATACCGTTAGAGTTTATTTGCACCGAAGCTAGAACATATTTACGTCCTGCTGACCATGCTACAATCTCAACTTCTTTTAATAAATTAGAACCTACTCCCTTACGTCTATGATCCTTTTCAATGTACATATCATGTATATAAACGTGATCGGATAACAGAGAATATGTAACAAACCCATAGTCATGCTCGATAAGTTCAATGTTTGCTTTTTCTTTAATGTAATTACGATATTTAGTAAGACTTGTTTGGTGCAAGTTTGTACCCTCCTGCTTTAATGCCTAGCTCGATTTGAATATTTGATAGGTCGTATGATTCGCCAGTGCCGGCATGGTCTGCATCAAATATTTCAAACTTCATACTTTCAACTTTTTGACGAGGTAATGAAATAGTAAATTGATATTGTGGTGAACTAGATGAGTCATACACTAATGAATACTCCTCAAATACAGTATCATCGTAGTCAAAATAAACTTTACACTTAAGTGTATGTGCAGATTTATAATCACCAATAATCCATAATTGATACGCTCTGACATATCCTTGTACAAGATTTACCTTTAACCAAGGACTTATGAACTTCATTACATAGAAACTAGTGCCATCTTTAAATACTGCTTCTGACTCTGAAAAAATCTTATTAGATTTAATAAGAGAAACAGTATTTCTATAAGTTTCCGCATCAACAGATGTTTGCCCTGTGCTAACAGACCACACTTGGAATAAATAATTGTATGTAAGACAATTCATGCCAGAGGTGTAAAATCTTACCTCGTTGAATTTAGGAGCTAACATTGAAGCAATGATTGCTTCAGAGTTGTAATCCTCTATTGCTGCTCCTGTATAACTGACTTGCATCGATCTTGATAACAAGTAAATGCCTTTTTTAGATTTAAACATTAAACCATCAGGCATACTAATAACTGATTTTGAATCAGAACACCCTACATCCGATTGTATAATTTCAGGCTCACTAAAACCGTTAACAGGTAAACCAGTCTCAGTAGGGCCATCACCTTGGATAAAATAAATGGACTCTTCCCTAAAAACAATTAACTTACCGTCCATGTAACCTAAGGCAGATATTTTTGTCTTATCTGAGTTAGTTCCAGACGCTATTCTAATTCTAAAAAAGTCAGAGAAGAAAATAGATTCAGAAAATAACTGCTTTTTAGAGTAAGCAACTTCATCTTTCTCTTCTAATCCACCCAGGAATATTCTATTGCCACCCGACACCATAAATTTAGATGAAGGGGCTTGGTCGTTCTGTAATATTCCACCTTGAGTGTATAATAGCTGGTTATCTACAATGTCTGCATCCGCTGCAATATCAGTTAACGATATAAGCGATCCATCGTTTGGAATAAAATAACCAGTAGTTTGCAATTTATAAATTGTAGCACCGTTATTTGTTGTTCTAAATAATGTGATCATTATCCCAGAATAATTATCTGAATTAATTTTAAGTGATCCAAAGGGACAATTTATAAATAAACGGATTGATTCTGTGCTTGCAGATGTTGGGCCTATTGTGATGATAGGAGAAGCAGCAGAAAAACTCAATTGTCCGTTAGCATCAAAATATTCATAAGTTGCTACATAAGAAAATGTTTTATTTGCAACTGCGGGTGTAGGAAATGCAGAGGTAACAGTTTCAGCAATTACTGCAGGAGGTGACTGCCAAAACCCATTTTCATAGAAACCTCTGCCATCAAACTCTAAAAGTGATCCAGAATTATAATAAATAGACGCACCTAGTTTTGCCTTCATCCCAGAGTCAGACGCTTGATTTACAAAAGTTCTTTTAGTACCCACAAAATTTAACGGGGCTTCAGTCACTTCTCTTACAGCAACAGTATAAACAGAAGGATAAAATATTGATGAGATTGACGCACTCACTTGTGGGCTATTTGATACCTGAAAGTTAGGTAACGTAAAAAGATCCTGTGCAAAAGTAGCGTTTATTGAAAACTTTTGCTTCACATTACCTGTTAAAAACTCAACAACATACCCATTAAATTGATTCTCTTCCTGTAAATGAATGATTGCATACGGGATAGAATTGATAAATATAGGCTTAGATAAAATCTTAGGTCTATAAATGATCTTAGTGTTATCCGGAACCGCAGAAGTTGTATAGCTAACTCTGTTCATCTTAACTGTAACGGCAAGTTTCGTAACAAACCCAGGGTAAGGCTCTTCTAACGCTTCTGATATAACATAAGCATAAGTTGCATCACATATAAGTGAAACTTTTCTTTGTTTTACTATATCGGAAACTGTTTTGCGTGCCATTACAAGTGTGAAAGACGTGTCAAATGATACTAGTGATGTTTGCCCTGCTGTCGCACCATTTCCGTCTATATAAGCTAAAACAACGTGGTTAGCAGTGGCATAAAGATCTATTCCACAAGGTGATCCAGAGACAAGATAATTACCGCCTACTAAAGTATATGAACCAGTCAGAGTAGGTGTAGTGCCACCTGCTAGCGTAAATTTATAAAGTGCAACACTTGCCGAGGAAATAGTTGCTGCGTAAATAGTAGAACCGTTTCTATAAGCACAAAAACCTGCGTTATCAAAATTAAGAGCTCCTATGACTGCACTTGATGTTAGTGTCAAATCTTTGTCATATATATTAACCTGGAAGCCATTGCCGCCTGTTGCTGATTGTGGAACGAAAACAAAAAAAGATGGATTTGTAGAAGTTCCAACGACAAATACTCTTGCGTTATTTCTCTTTGCAATGACACTTGATAAGAATATTGCTAGTGATTTTTCCTTTCTAGTATTAGAAAAATAATCTTCATAAATTAATGATGCTTGGTATGGTTCTGCAGTAGGGTCTCCTACTTTATAACAAATAGAGGCAAAGATATTGTTTTGAAAGTCAGCGTCCGGCCCTATTTCTTGAAATGAACTTTTAGAAAAAAACTCTGAATCAACACTTAAAGCATTTTTAAAATCTGATATTTTTTTCCAAGCGTTTTCTTGATTAAATAACGTGTATACACCGTTAGAAGTAATTGCTGCAATCTTATCTTCATCCGAAGCAATAGCACTAACTGTATATGATGAAAGGTTTCCGCCATTAATTGTGTCGGACAATTGAACAAACCCAAAACGCTTAGATAGTTTACCAGTCTTTTGAAAACGCACATTTTGAAGCAATAATGCTCTTCCTGCCATGACTTGCTTACTATCTGTCTTTGTGTCCATTCCTTCAGATATTGGAATAGAAACAGTCTGTCTTTGGAGTGCCATTTAAAATATCCAAACTTTAATAGTTACTGTAGCAGACGAGTCAAACGTGATAGTCTTCTCATCCGATGATGTTTTCCAAATATTTGCATCTGCATCTTGGTCTAAAACTATCCAACCAAGTGGAACGCTACCTAGTCCGTGATTAATTGTAGCAGTTGCAGGAGTAATTGTGGCAGAAAAAATATTACCCACAAGAAATGGGTTGTTGATAAATTGCTTATTAAATTCTTCAGTAAATTGTACAGTTTTTGAAAGATTATATTCTAGACCAGTCAGTTTCTTGTATGGTTTTAGTTCCATAGGTTTCTGAATCCTGCATAATTGGAATCAGTATCAACTACCCTGGCAGGTTCACCTGAATCTCTTCCTGCAGAAGCAGAAAGTATTCTTTGACGCATACTTTCTTTAGCTAATAATAGCTCTTCAACCGGTGATTCTTCTTTAACTCTCATTTTAATTGCAGCATCTATAACGACATACTCTTCATATCCATTAATGCCATTAAATGAGTCTGTATCTAATGTTAGCTCTTGAGGTAATGGAATGTACCATAATCTGATTTGCTGTGATCCGTTAGGTGTCGGGATGAAAACAAGATCATCTCCCCGCACTTGATACATCAAATTGTAGTTTCTGACGTTATAAAACGGCTCTCTAAATCTATTTCTTTCCTGCCATCTAAATGCTTTTAAAGTTATTGCTTGTGTTGATGATGTAACAAAATCAACACCCATCAACTTATAAAAGTCTGCAGGTAATGCGTATGTGTCTTGGTTGATACTTGTCGTGAAGTTATAGCTTAGAACAAAATAATTTTCACCACGAGAAGCAATCAAGAGATCATAAAGCTCTGCGTTTGATGCGTTTATGTAGGTGTTTAATTCGGCATCAGTAACAAACTTAGAATTAACCATATCAGCACGTTGCCGTGATCTATTTCTCAATTCTAAAAGTGTTACAGATGCCATAATTATTAACCTTACAAGGAA